TTATTAATGTTTTCCTAAACAGTAGTTGTTTTCTTACTGCGCTTAAGTTTCATCTCATCATTAAACTGCTGACGTTCCATAGCCATCTTAGCAGAGAATTCTTCATTCTTCTGTTTTAATGTTTCCATAGTAGCTTTAAGTTTATCTTTTGATGCTTGTATTGTTGCTTCTATCTTACGTATTTCTATATCTCCTTTTTGTATAGCTTCTTCTTTTGCGTTTTCAAGTTCCATTTCTTTAATGACTAATTCATTCTCCAGCTTACGCATTTCAATCTCCATAGTCTGTTGAAACTTCATCTGTTCCCATTTGATATTTGATTCGTTCATTGATAGTTGTGTCTGCTGCTGCTGTTGCATATCATAGTCTTTCTCAGCAACACGTTCCTGCTCTGCCTCTTCCATCTTACGTCCTACTGCTGCTATACTCTTACTACGCATTATTTCAAACAGATCTTTAAACTTAGCTGTATCATTCTGTAATGATGCATGTGCATATTGACGTATAAACTGGAATAGTTCAGCATCATCCTTACCATCACTTAGATACATGCCATAAGCAGTCTCTGCCATCATCTTACCATTGACCTTTAACACCTTTCCTATAAGACCATCATCCATCATGTTAAGTGAGAATTCCTGATTCTTATAACAATGTTTTGCAGTTTCAAGATTAAGTTCAAGCAGTCTTAGTTTTGTATTATCATGTATAAAGAAATAAGGTTCTGTTATGAATGTAGACTGTTGCAGTGATCTGTTTATACCTCCAAGTGTTTCCCTGTTCTGCATAGCACCTTCTCTTTGTGGTGTTATACCGGTGATCTCATTAATCTCATTCTTTATATAACGTGCAAATTCGAGTTGTGCCATTAATGCCCCTGATGAATCAAGATCAAGAACAGTAGGCTGTCTGTTATTAAGTGTAGCAAGTAACTTACCTGTTGCAGCACCTTCATTACCTTCTTTAAATGAATCAGAAAGAAACCATCCATTCATCTCAGCATACATAAGCCATATATCAGGTTCCCATCCAGCTGGTACTCTTGCAAGGTCCATCTCTGGTAACTTACCTTTATTACGAGCAGATGTAAGCTCTGCTCTTGTCATTGTTATATTATAAAGATATTTGTAAGGTCTTATCCTGTCAACAAGAGCATATGCCTTATTACCTATTGAATATATAGTACCTACATAAGGTGGTAATACTCTTGAAGGATTTGTGAATGTCATACCAAGACGTGGTAATCTCTCTAACTTAACAAATATATCATTTCCTATTCTATATCCCTGCCACCATTCTGATAACCATACCCATTCTATCTTTTCTCCATATAACTTATTAGGTATATAATCTTCTGATACGTAATCAAGCATTTCTTCTCCATCTTCATAATAAGTAAGTTTTCCTACTTTTACTTTTGATTTCCATACTACTCTTGTTACTCTTACATTACCATTATCATCAAATCCACCTGAGAAATGCCATATATCCTTTGAGGATAGCGGTACAAGCTGAGTACCTATCTGCATAGCATATTCTTCCTGCATATTCATTGCTCCTGCAAGAACAAGGTTATTACCCCATTTATTAGCAAGATGACCTTCATCAAGTTGTTTAACCTGATCATCTGATAGATCATCATAAAAGAGATCCTGTACACTACCTGTTGACATGTACTGATCTTCTATTATAATCATACTATCTTCTATATAATTACTTTCTCCATAACCAAATGGAGTAAGATTTTTTGGAGATACTTTTCTGTTTGTAGGTTGACCATGGAATATATCACATGCATAATCTTCTTCTGCTACTGTAACTATATCATAAAATGCATCAGTAGTAAGATAAGGTACTTTCTGTGTCTTCCATATATGCTGTAGAAGTCTTGTACCCATTTCTTCACGTTCATCCTGATAATCATAATTGTAGTATTTCTTCATCTTCTGAAGATCCTTACGCATCTGTGGTTCTGATATATCAGGATTATCAATAGTGTTTGTAAGATATTCTTTTACTGCCTCAGCTTCTCTTTCTTCTTTTTGTATTATAACGTGATCATTTGTTGCTCTTAGAAACCAGTTAAAAGGTCTGGAAAGTTCTTCACCTTTAAGTACATCAAGTTTTGTAAGTTCTATAGGATAGTTCTGTACACGACCAGGAAAATATACTCCTTTAAGACTTTGTGGATTAAGTGATCTGTCTATATCCTTCTCATCAAACTTACCGGATATAAGATCATAGTTTAATCTCATCTCATCTTTTGTCTTTCTTACTTTACCAGGATCATTATCAGCAAGTGTAATACCTGCTTTAACATTTTCTATTGCCCACTTTTCAGTCTTTTCCTTATAGGAAAGCTTTTGTTTCGGGAAGTTAAATATTTTTTGAGGCATGGTTTTTACGAATTTATAGTGCAAATTATACCATTATATTATATAATCAAATATTTAATGATTTTCACTCTTTAGTATTAAATCCGAATTTCATTATATTATTATTTTTCTGATTTAACTTAACAACAGGGTTATTGGCAAAGAAAGGATGAAGCTTAACTTTCTGCTGTCTGTCAAGGTCTGGTTTGTAATTAAACTTATCCTCATGTAATATAAGTAGGTATATTAATGCATCAACGCGGTCAAAGTTACCTTTATCATTCCAATATATCAACTCATCAATAAGTGCAACACTTTTAATAGTATGTAACATTAGTCTTCCTGATCCATCTCCTACAGGTCTCATTAACCATTCAAGTATAAGTTCCCTGCCATACTTCTTTATAGGAGCAGTACCAGGTGTTCCTTTCTTCCTTGCAAGTACTCTTGAATCTTCTATCCTGTCTTTTATTATTTCAGGTGTATCACATAACAGATAGTCACATCTATGCTTTATCATATCACTCATTAAACCTTTAAGGTTATTCTCATGATTCTGAACAGCATTATAATGCATTAATAATAGTCTGTTCTTGCTATAAAACATTGATGCAGTAGCAGGTCTTCCTGTATATTCTGCTACTAATCTTTCTGTCATACGATTCATTATCCATGTTGATCCCAATGATTGAGTTGTTGATTCATCATGATCATAATTATCATTACCTGATATATATAATCCAGGTGGTATAATTCCATCACGATTTTTTACTGGTGGTTCCCATATTACTATACCTCCTGATAGATTAGTCATATCAGTATGAGGATAATGATCTATTGGTATTACTGATTCGTTAATCTGCCACTTTACTTCTTTTGTTTCTTCCTCATAAACAAGATCACCTATCCATGCTCCTTTAAGTATTGAGTCCTGATGTGATAATAGATATGCTCTATGCTGTTTTAAAAGATCAGTAGGAAAGATATTAGATCCGATTCTCATCAATGCCTCTGAAGGTTTAATAGGTGCTTCTGCACAATATCTTAAATGCATCTCTCTGTTCTTTGTCTTGTCAAGATGATCCTTTCTGTCTTTCTCTATATATTCTAATGCTATTGTTTCATTTGAATTACCATTTTTATCAGTAGATACTTCATGGTTTTTTTGTTCTCCTACAAACATTGCTGTTTTTTCGTATCCTAATTCAGGCTCAATAGTATTAGGAAATAAGAAAACCTTATATCCATCACCTCTTGTAAATAACTGTTCCAATCCTATAAGATCATCTATGTCAGTACCTCCTGTTCCAAACGCAATCATAAGACCATAAACAAGTCTTCCTTGTGCCATAGATTTTAATGATATGTTCCATGACTGTAACAGGTTCATAAACTTACCAGCTTCTTCCCATAATATAAGTTTACCTCTTTTACCTCTGCCTTTATCAATGTTATTTTTAAATGATAACCCCATTATCTCACTGCCAAAACCAAGTTCAGACATGACACCATTATGCATCTTCATATATGATGCTCTTTTATGCATCTGAGTGTCTATCTTTGATTTTCTTTTACCCCATGGAGTATTTACTTCTATATGCCCCATTCCATCCCATGCCTTAGTAAGTAGTCCGTCACTTGTAAGATATTCTTTCTCTGCAGCAAATGCATATGACTTTGATCGCGGGATAAGATAGAAGTTCCTATCAAGCATTGATGCCCCTTTGAAACTGTACCCTCTTCCCCTTGTTTTCAGTACTGTTGCATGCTCTCCACGTTGCTCAGCTTCATCAAGATACCAGAAGTAATCATAGTCACTATCCCAAAAGTCAGGAAAGTCAGTTCTTCTTTCTGCCTGTATATTATATATGTCATCATCTGAAGGAGTGACAAGAGTAAATGATTCTTTATCTTTTCTTCCCTCATTGATAGTATATAATAATGATGATTCTGGAAGATTATGAATATCGCTTTCCACTACATCATCTATACTTACTGCTTTCTCTATCGGGAAGTAATTCAAATACCAATAAAAATATCCTGGTATCTCATCCCTACCTATGTTATATCCATAAAGACATCTGCGTGCTTCTTCAACCCAAAACTTATACCATTGACTACTAGGTGATGTATTAACAGGATGACGTGTATATGTTCCAAACTCTTTAAAGTTTTGTGCTGCTACAGTGAATTCTGCAGTATTATAGTGAGGTTCTTTTTTATAAAGACCTAATTGTTTTTCCTTAAGTTCAATTATTTTCATTATTTATTACCTCATAATTGGACATTAATTTACAATAAGGACATTCAAGTTTTTCTGATTCACTATAGAATACTGCAATCCACTTATATCCGCATATATCACACTGGACAACAGATCCTATCCATCCTGTGCTATTTACTTCTTCGTTATCCATTTTGCATCTTCCGGATTTTCAAATACATTTAATGCTCCACCACCACGTATTTTCATCTCTTCTTCTTCTTCAAATACTTTCTTTTCCCATTTCTCTATGCTTTCAAGAGTATCTTCAAGTTGTGTCATAGTTTTAGCTATCCTGTCAATAGATATGAATGGATTCTTATACTTATCTCCATCTTTATCATCAATTTCTGCACTGTCGAGAAATGATATTATCTTATTTACTCTCTGTCGTAATGATATAAGATATCGCATTGAAGGTGTTTCCTGCAGAATACTATACTTATCAATAGCAGCTTTTACATGCTGGTCCGGTGCATATGCTCTAGTACCCATTATGTCAAGAGATATCTGTGATTCTTTTGATAGACCATATGCGTTGTATTCACTCTTGTAGTCAGCAATATAATAAACATAACCAAATTCTTTCATTGCTTTCTTCTTACCTATAGAATGATCTCTTTCATATAAATATGCAAACTCAGGTATTAAAAGTACACGTGGATTAACCTGTAACTTATCACCTTCAAAAGTAAATAATGATTGTGGATTATTTCTTACTATCATGTAATTCTCTTTTTTTCAGTAAATACTTATTATGTCTGTCTTCTTTTTTGAACCTGTAAAACTTCCATTTTATGAATCTGAATACACCAAAAGCATTGAGCCTCACACTTTTATATGTTTCTATCTTACCAGGCACTCCTGCTTCCATTACCTTTTTTGCACCTTCAAACTGACTCTTTACAATAAGATAGATTGCTTTTTCACTTAATCCTTCTTCTTCAGCTATCTCATTTATTATCTGACGAGTATGATTACTGTTCATTGTTTTCAGTTATTATGTTAAATCTGAATGTAAGATCGAAACCAGTCTCTGGATAAAAAATAAAAGGGGAGCTTATTTGCTTCCCTGTTAATAGTTTAATGCTTCTTAGTATTGAAAGATATGTATTGAGTTGACCTTCTGTAAGACCTATCTCATCCATCATAATGATTTTGTTATCATAGTCAAATACTTTTTTCCATTTGACTGAATCTTCAAGCTCTCTATACATATTATTAAAGTATAGGATGAATGCAAATACGCTTAATAGC